GATGGGGATCCGCTCAACACATTGCTCCCCGAAAACCACGAGAGATAGAACGACCAATAGAGAATATTCCCGACCAGCGCATACCGATTGACCAGCACAGCCCCCGCGCCGACGGTCCAGACCATCGGACTCAGCGCCGAAAAGTTCGCCGCTGCAAAGGGCACGTCCGCCCAGATCCCGAAGGCCGCGTCCACCGGATCGAGGATCACGGTCTTGATCGCCGCCTTGTTCCACACGGATCCGACAAGGTTCGAGCCGTCGTCGTCGACGAGGGCATTCCACGGGCCGCGATTAATCGCCATTAGGCGTCCGCCTTTCGGATCAGCATCTGCAAAATACTTTCGAACGATTGCCGCGCCGTGCTCGCCGTCACGGTGAATTTCGGCATGAGGCCGGTGATCCCGAGTTCGCTAATTGTGACTTCTTGAATCGTGAGCGACTCGTTGATGGCCGGCGTCGCGAGCGCGATCGCCACGGTCTTCCCGCTTTTGGTTTTCAGGTCGCGTGACGCATACGTCACGGTGACGAGCGGCCGACTATACAGCTTCAGTTGCGCGTCGCACACTTGCCGCAGGCTCGCTTCCGCGCGCCGTTCATCGCTCCAGATGTGCTCATACACGCCGTCGCCGCCGCCATCGAGCGCGGCCATGTAGGCTTGCGCCGCGAGATCGTCACGTTGGATCCACACATGGATCGGCGCATTCCGGATGACCGCCTCAAGGATCCCCGAGACGCCAATGAGCGCCGGCGCCGCGGTGACCGTCGAGTTGTAGGAGATGCTCGCGACAATCGCGCCAGGGCCGCTCGAGGGCACTCCCGTCAACGCCGTCGCACTGATCCCCGTGTAGCGGATGACTTGATCTCCGTTCCCGATCACGGCCCAGCCGCCGCCCGCGGCGAAGGGCGCCGGGTTCGCGAGGATCAGGCTCGTCGCGCCCGCCGGCACTTGCCCGTTCGGCTGCACGAGGCCCGAGGTATCGGTCACCGGCGGCGCGGCCCCGAGGGCCGAGTCGGGCGCGTTGTCGCCATACAACGTCGACGTATTGTCGGCGATCGTGTTGAGGTAGAGCAGCGCCGTGAGGTTCGCTTTCGTGCGGTAGAGCTTGCGCCCGGTGACCGTCGCCCCGCCGAGCGGCAGCGTGACGCGGGTTTGATTCGCCACGGCGGTATTCGTCGCCGGCCCCGTGCCCCCAAGGGCCGCATTGGCCTTCGTATCCGTGTATGTCGTCGCCGTGTTATTCGCGATCGTGGCGACGAACCGCCAGCCGAGATCCGTCCGCCAGCGGTAGAGGTTGCGCGCTTGGACGTTCGTCGGCCCCACCATGATCCCCGTCAGCGGCACGGTCTGATAGTTCGCGCCGCCCGTCGTGTCGCTCGTGGGCGCATCGGGGTCCGTGGCGACACTCGTCGTGTTGTCGATGTATTGCGTCGCGGTGTTATTGCTGATCGTCGTGAGGCGCCGGAAGGGCGCGCCCGCGTCCGAGCGATAAATCCGCCGGCCGACGACGCGGCCGTCTGTGGACGTAGGGATCGTGACCGTGGCCTGGGTTCCCGGCGGCGTGCCGATCGCGGCGCTGATCGGGGTGCGCACGGGCCCCAGACTCGCGTCAGGTGTGACGTCCGTATAGGTGATCCCCGGCGTGTTATCGGGGAACGTCGCGAGTAACCGCAGCTCGCTGTTGTATTGGCGATAGAGTCGGCGGCCCGTCACGCGTGGGTCGGCGCTGGTTTGGATCGACGTGAACTGCACGGCGGTATACCCCACGGGCATCGACACCGGCTGCACCGGACTGATCGCGGTTTCATACCCGGTCGTGGTAAAGGCCAGATGGTAGAAGTATGTCTGATAGGGTGTCGCCGGGCCGCCGGCCACGGGGCCGACGGTGCCGCCGGAAGCCACGATCCCCGTCGGCGCGGGCGGCGGTTGCGGCTGAACCAAGCTGCTCGGCGCCCCGGGGAGCGTTTCGCCACTCGCCGTAGTGAACGTGGTTTCGTAGCGATAGGCCACGCCACTCGCGAGGTTCCCAGTAACGGTCTGAACAACGGCCCCCGATCCGCCCGGCGTCGGCACACCGACGCCAAGGCTGGTGGTGACGGCCGGCCCCGCGACGACGAGGGTGGTCTCGCCCGCATTCGTCACAAACGTGATCCCGTATTGATAGGTGCCGGGATCAATCGAGCCGCCCGCCGTCGCCGTGCCCGGCACGGGCGCGAGACTCGGCGCCGGCGTGAGGCCGACCGTAATCACCGCCTGCGGCCCCGGCAACGATTCCCCCGCCGCCGTCGTGAACGTGATCGCGTAACCGTGCGCGCCCGACTCCATGCCCGCGAAATCGTTCAGCGTGACCCCTGGGGCCGCACTCGGCGCCGCGCCCGGCCCCACAAGGCCGCCCCCGCCGCCGAGCTGCACGCCCGTATACGTCAGCACGCGCGACGCGGCGCCCTCTGGCGTGAGCCCCGCGATCGCCTGCCCGCCCGCCGGATTGAACATCTCGCCGTTTTCGAGCGGCACGATAAATTCGCCCGCCCCAATCGACGCCACGATCCGCGTGCTCGCGCCTTTCCCATACACGCGCGTCCGCACTTGCGACTTATCGATCGCCCAGGTGATCGCGGGATCGTGCAGGAACCGGCCCGGCGTCTCATCAATCGGATCGGGCGCCGTGCCCGGGGGCGTGAGAAAGAGATACAGCGTCTTGTTCTCGAAATACCAGTAGCCACCGATCAACTTCGCGAGCGCCGTCAGGCAGCCCTTCATGCCGCCCTCGGACCCGTCGAAATTGATCGTGACGGCCGGCAAGCCCGCTTCGACGCCCGCGCTCGAAAAGCCCGGCGCATACGTGGCGATGAGATCCTGCGCGATCGCCGTCGCCGACACGTTGACGTAGGGGCGCAAGGGCCGGCGCCGATTCGCCCGCGCGGTATCGTCGATCGCCGTCACCGGATGCAGCACCGTGGTCGGCCGGCCCTTATAGGTGCGCTCGACCGTCTGGAGCTCGCCGTTAAACAGGAGCTGCGGCGCGTTGCGATTGATCCAGACCTCGATCGGTTGCCCAACGTTCGGCGTCGTCCCATACATCGTGAGCGCACAGGTATTCGGGGCGTCGAACAAGAGATCGCGGATCGTCAGCGACTTGTAGATCACACGGGCTGTCGCATCGACGCCGCCGATCAGGATCCAGATTTTCGCGAGGCGTTCCGCCGCTTGCTGGGCGGTGAGATAGTTCAGCCGAAAGTTGTTCAGCCGCGCGGTGCCAAGAACAGCGGGCTGATACGGCATTAGTTCACCAGCGATCCGCGTTGCACTTGGCTGGTGATCGTGTCGCTAACTTTATTCGCCAGCCCGCTTTGTGTATCAACCAGGTTGAACGTGTTCGTGATCGTCGGGGCGCGTTGCGCGAGGCCCATCGAGAGCGCCCACGTCAGGAAATCTTTCGGCGGGCCGCCGCCGATCGCGCCGCCGAGCATGCCCCCGCTGGGGTTCCGCTTCGCATACTCCGCAAACACCGACTCGAATCCGCCCTGATACGTGATGTTGCCCGTATTGATCGGGATACTCGCGCCGGGCGACTTCTGATCCATGCCCGGCGCCACTTTCGCCGCTTCCGTGACACTGCGAAACACGGTGTCCAGTTTTTCGATCTTCGGCACGATGGCATCGGCCGCCCCGCCCGTGAGTTCGAGCATGGTTTTGAACTGATCGCCATTCTCCGCCGCCACCGCAAACTGTGGCCCAACCGTCCGCATCCACGTATCCAGGGATTGCGTCGCGGGTTCGAGGGCGGCCATCGTGGCGATCTGTTCCTTGTAGGCCTTATCGAGTGCGTTGATCTGAATCGTCGAGAGGTTCCCCGCGGTCGCGATCGTCGTCAGGGATTGCCCCATCGCGATATAGGCGGTCGCGGCCGCGGCCGCGGCCGGCTCGATTGTTTTGAGCGTGTCGCGCCAGCCGCCGCCGGCTTGATTGAGTTCGAGTTGCGCCGCGGCCACCTTCTTGATCTGCGCGTCTTCCGCTTCGTGCCACTTGGCGAGGACCGCCGCGTTTTCTTTCACGCGCGTGGTGTAATACTCGATCGCCTCCCGGCTCATCCCGTAGTGCTGCGCCAGTTGCGCCACGGTCGACGAGTGGTTTTTGAGTTCCGCCGCGATTTGCGGCATATCCGCCTTGTGCGCCGTGATCTCGCGGTTCCAATCGGCGACACGTTGCGCGCCCGTGTTGAAGCTCTCGGCGAGTTCGCGATTATGCGTCTTGATAATCTGCATCGCGATGTCGAAGTCTTTAATCTCCCGGCCGGCGATCTGTGTGGCGCGGGTCAGCACGTCCATGCCCGCCGCCGCGCGTTCTGCCGTGAAGCCCGACCACGAATCGACCACACCCTCAATCGCTTTGTCGAGCCCGAAAAACGCCATCGTCATCTTCGTGAGTTCGTAGGTCGCGACGCCGACACTACCCGCGAGCCCGAGCGACCCCCACAACCCCAATTTCTCAAACGTGAGCCCCGACACGTTACCGAGTTCCCGCAACGCCTGAATCTGCGGCCCAATATGGACACCAAACGCGCCCAAGATTTTGTCGGCCCCACTGAGCCCTTGGCTAAACTCGCCGATCGCGTTATCGGCGTGGCCCGATGCCCCTTCAAACTCAAACATCTTGACTTTGGCTTTGTCGATTTCAAAAAAGAAATCGGAAAAGTCGGCCGTCATCACGCCGGAGAGTTGCGCCATTAGGCCTCCGCTTTCTCCGCGTGGAGATCCTCGAGCAGCACGTCATAGACTTCGCGCGGCAACGACCGCACGTCGTCGTAACTCATCCCCATAATTTTGCAGAGGGCGAGATCGGTTCTCATGCGGGCGCGGGCTCCGGGATCGTTTTTTTTTCCTCGACCGCCCGCCGATTCGCGCGCACGTGCGGCGCGAGCGCCTCGACGATCTCGTCCATCGTCGCCGTGTCGAGATTCCGTAGTGTGGCCCGCCGTTCGTCGAGCGATTGCATCGGGCTATACGGGATCGGTTCGTTGCCCGCGCCGACAAACGACCAGCCGACGAGATACGCGAGGATGACGGGCAGCGTCCGCGGCGGGGGTTCGGCTTCGAGATCCAGCCCTTCGCCCGCGTTGAGTTCTTTTTTCACGGTGATGAAATCGCCGTCCGAGAGCGGTAACCGCACAGACTCGGGCGTGACCATCCGACAGCGGCCCATGACACTCGCCTCCTATTGTTCCGGGGATCCCAAGCGCGCCCACACGTTCGTTTCGCCGATGGAGATCTCGCGCACCGGGAAGGCCCAGTAGCCACCCGCGCGCGGCGCCGTAAACAAGAGCGGCGCCTGGCGGGCTTGGAATTTATCCACGTGCGCGATCGTCGCGGTCAGCGTCCACACCGGATCGGCCTGCGATCGGGCGACGCGCCACGATCGCAGCGCGACTGCGACGCCATGCCCCCACAGGATCGCCCCCGCGGTGCCGGTGACCGTCAGCGAATCGAACACGCGCGCCTACGCGTGAATGCCCGCGACCCAGGCCGTGCCGTTCCAATTACATTTGCTCGCGTCGCCGAGCAGCATGTATTGGCCCGTCACCCAGTTCGTGGCCGGGTTCGCCGTTTTCCCCGTCATCGCCGCAAGATTCGCCGGGGCTGCGGCGCCTGCCGGCGTGAACGTGCCTGGCGTGCCCGCCGTCGCGCCCGTCGCGACGACGACCGGCTTCATCGCGAAGGCGCCGGCCGCCTTCCAATTGCCCGAGATTTTCGGCGCCTGGAGACTCGCATCAATGCTGGCGTCGAGATAGGCGAGGCCCGACCAGGCATAGGTGGGTTCGGTGCTGTTCGGCACGAGCTCGAGCAAGCCCGGTGTCGTCGCTTCGGCAGCCTTGAAGAGTGCG